CAGCAAGACCACCTATAGAGCAATTTCTATCCGATATTCGTGGTCAGGGGATATTACAAACTTTAAACCCTAATTTAAAAAACGACCCAGTATTTCAAAGGGTTTCTTCAGTTTTAGATGCTATTGTACCGAAGCCTGACGACCCGTTGTCCGTGCTCGGTGGTGGAAAAGTAGCTGCTGGATTTTTTAGTAATTTACCTTTACCGTTAGCTAAAAAAGTAAAAGCTACGATGAAGAAAATCGAAGATTTAGAATTAAAAGTAAAAAGAGAACGAGCAGCATTAAAATCGGATGGAAGACCCGCTTCTGCAGCTTTAGAAAAAGCGGAAAACTCATTAAAAGCCCAAAACGAAAAATTAGATAAACTGTTTGAAGAGGGTGGTGTAAAAGGTCCTCCTCAAGTAATTAAAAATAAAGAAGAACAATTAGCCGAAACATTAAGAAAAGATAATCTATATCACGGTGGTATAGCAGGGTTAAAAACTGAAGCGGGTGAACAATTTTTAAAAAGACCATTAGCAACTACGGATGATTCAGGAGTAGCTCAATCAACGGGAGGTATTTATTCAGTATTAAATGTTGATGACCCTAGATTTTTTAATTTTGCTGGTAGAAATATCGACCCTAATAAATCAGGTTACGTAGTTTCACCTGAGTTAAAAAGAACGGTAGACGCAGCGGATATGCCAAAAGATTTACAAAAGAAATTATATGATAGATTGTCTGAATTACAAGAAGTAGATGACTTCGGAGGACTAACTCCTTTAGAAAGATATACTTATTTTAATATTTCTAAAATTTTAGGTAAAGAACCAATTAAAGGTTCAGGATTAGTTCCAGGAGTGTTTCAAAAAGAAACGGGAGATATTTTTAAACAAGAAGGGTTTGATTCTATATTATTTCCTAGACGACCTAACTTCAAAGGTGAGGGTAAAACTTTGATATCTGTTGCTGACGACAACTTGCGTATAGCAGATGAAATAAAGTATGATGAGGTCGCTGACTTTATTAGAAAAATGACTCAAAAATAAAATGCCAAGGAAAAAAGAAAAGTCAATTAGACGTACTACAGGTAAAGGCGGTAATTATAGACCGACTAAAGCTGGTGCAGGAATGACTAAAAAAGGTATTGCTGCCTATAGACGTAAAAATCCTGGTTCTAAATTAAAAGGAGCAGTAACAGGTAAAGTTAAAAAAGGTAGTAAAGCGGCTAAAAGACGTAAATCATTTTGTGCACGTTCAGCAGGACAAATGAAAAAGTTTCCAAAAGCAGCAAAAAATCCTAATTCTAGGTTGAGACAAGCAAGACGAAGATGGAAGTGTTAAATGCCAAAACATAGTAAAAAAGGTAAAAGTAAACGTCCAGGATTATGGGCTAATATTCATGCAAAACGTAAACGTATAAAAGCTGGTAGTGGTGAACGTATGCGTAAACCAGGAAGTAAAGGTGCCCCAACTAAAAAGAATTTTAAACAAGCAAGGTCAACATCTAAAAGAAGGAGGTAGGTATGGCTGAAAAAAGAGCGAAAAGAAAGAAAAAAGCTGCTAAGAAAGGTGGTGCTAAACCAACTAACCCAGCTTTATACGCTAGAGTAAAAGCAGAGGCTAAACGTAAATTTAAAGTTTACCCTTCAGCTTATGCTAACGGTTGGTTAGTAAGAGAATATAAAAAACGTGGCGGTGGTTACCGTAGTTCGTAATGTCTAAGAAAAAACGTGACCCGAAAAAAGGTACTGGTAAAAAACCTAAAGGTTCTGGTAGAAGATTATATACTGATGAAAATCCTAAAGACACTGTTAAAATTAAATTCGCTACACCAGCAGACGCGAGAGCTACAGTGGCTAAAGTTAAAAAAGTTAAAAAACCTTTTGCTAGAAAAATACAAATACTTACGGTAGGGGAACAGAGAGCTAAAGTTATGGGTAAAACACAAGTAGTAGGTATATTTAAACGCGGTAAAGAAGCTATTAGGAAAGCGAGGAAGAAAAGTGGCTAAACCTAAAGGCGGATTAACTGCTTGGTTTGGTAAAGGACCAAAAGGTGATTGGGTCGATATAGGAGCACCAAAGAAAAAAGGTAAGTGCCAAAAATGCGGTCGTAAATCTGCTAAAGGTAAATCTAAAAGAAAATATCCTAAATGTGTTCCACGAGCTAAAGCTAGAACTATGACAGCGGCACAAAGAAGAAGTGCAGTACGCAGAAAAAGGGCAGCAGGAAATCCTGGTGGTAAACCAACTAACGTAAGAACTATTGTAAAAAGGAGGAAAACCAATGGCAGAAAAAAGAAAAAAGCGTAGTAAGTTAAAACAACTAACGCAAAGACAAAAAGATACTTTGAAAAGGCATCAAAAACACCATACGGCTAAACATATGACCGAGATGAAAAAATTGATGAGAGCAGGTAAGACTTTTGGACAATCGCATAAAATTGCGATGAAAAAAGTAGGAAAATAAATTGTCTGAAAATTTTAGGGAACGACTTCAGGCTCTAAAAGAAATTGATATTTCTAGTTTTTCTACAACAGAAGCAAAAGAATTTACACTGCTTTTAGAACAACTAGAAAAAAGAGAACATCAAGAAAACTCCACTAAAGATTTTTTAGGTTTCGTAAAAGCAATCTGGAAAGATTTTATTTCTGGAGACCACCACGTAAAAATGGCAAAAGCATTTGATGATATTGCTACGGGTAAATTAAAAAGATTAATTATTAATATGCCCCCTAGACATACTAAATCTGAATTTGCTTCGCATTTATTTCCAGCTTACTTATTAGGTAAAAATCCTAAACTAAAAATCATTGAGGCAACGCACACCGCTGACCTTGCAGTAAATTTTGGTAGAAAAGTTAGGGACTTAATTGACGGTGAAGATTATGCAGAACTTTTTCCTGAAACAGAACTAAAAGCAGATAGTAGAAGTGCAGGAAAATGGCTTACTAATAAAGGCGGTGAGTATTATGCCGCAGGTATTGGGGGTGCTTTAGCAGGAAGGGGAGCAGATTTGTTTATTATTGATGACCCACATTCGGAACAAGACGCTATGTCCGATAAAGCACTAGAAGAAGCGTACGAATGGTATATGTCTGGACCGCGACAAAGGTTACAGCCTGGAGGTGCAATAGTAATAGTTATGACCCGTTGGAATAAAAAAGACTTAACAGGTAGATTAATTAAGAAAATGGCACAAGAAAAAGGAGCTGACCAATGGGAAGTTATTGAGTTCCCCGCGATTTTACCTTCAGGAAAACCATTATGGAAAGAATTTTGGAAATTAGAGGAACTTGAAGGTATAAAAGCGTCAGTAAGTCCATCTAAATGGGCGGCACAATACATGCAAAGACCTACGGGTGAAGGTATTTCTATTATTCCTAAAGATTGGTTTAACGTTTGGGAAGAATTAAAACCACCAAAATGTGATTATTTAATACAAAGTTACGATACTGCGTTTTTAAAAAGCGAAAGGTCAGACTTTACAGCTATAACAACGTGGGGAGTTTTTTATCCAGAGGGTAAAATAGGTGAAGAAACGTATTCTGGTGATGAAGCCCACCTAATTTTAGTAGATTGTATAAAAGAAAGGTTTGATTTTCCAGAATTAAAAAACGAAGCATTACGTTTATACGAATATTGGCAACCCGATACAGTAATTATTGAAGCAAAAGCGTCAGGTATACCTTTGGTACAAGAACTTAGACGTATAGGTATACCCGTAAATACATTTTCTCCAGGAAAAGGTCAAGATAAAATAGCAAGATTAAATTCTGTATCACCTATTTTCCAAGACGGTAGAGTTTGGGTACCTGATAATAGATTTGGTGAAGAACTTATGGAAGAAGTTAGTGATTTCCCAGCAGGAGAAAATGATGATTTAGTAGACGCTACAACTTTAGCACTTGCTAGATTTAGAGAAGGTGGCTTTTTGAAGTTATCAAGTGATTATTATGACGATGAGGATTACTTTCCTACTTCAAGGGTTTATTATTAAGTAAATAAAGATTATGATTTCGGACTATGGCTATTGAAAAATCCCCTTTAGAGTCATCTATGGAAGATGAAACTCCTATCGAGATAGAATTAGAACAAAGTTTAGGAGAACCTGACGGTAGTAAAACTTTTTTAGTACAAGAAGACGGTTCTTTTTTAGACGCTGACGAATTCGAAGAACAAAGTAGAATTGAGTTTGGTGAAAACATAGCAGAATCATTAGATGAAAGCGAACTAAACGAAATAGCTTCAGAATTAACTTCACTTTTTGAAGAAGATTTAGAATCTCGAGACGATTGGTTCCAAACTTTTACAAAAGGATTAGATTTATTAGGTATAAACGGAGAAGATAGGTCAGAACCTTTTGTCGGAGCGTCTGGAGTTCATCATCCTATACTAGCAGAAGCAGTTACACAGTTCCAAGCACAAGCATATAAAGAATTACTTCCTGCAGGAGGACCTGTTGACGTAGAAATTTTAGGAAAAACGGATGATGCTAAAGTTTCTAGGGGAAATAGAGTAAAAAACTTTATGAATTATCAAATTACGTGTCGAATGGAAGAATATGACCCAGAAATGGACCAATTATTGTTTTATTTACCGCTTTCTGGTTCAGCTTTTAAGAAAATTTATTATGACCCCGCTTTAGGACGTGCTTCAGCAAGATTTATTAAAGCAGAAGACCTTGTTGTACCGTATTACGCAGTAGATTTACTTACAAGCCCAAGAATTACTCACGTAATTAACATGACTGAAAATGAATTACGTAAAATGCAACTTTCTGGGTTTTATAGAGACGTAGATTTAGGAAATCCAGGAGCAGACATAGGTTCTAATGAAGTAGACGATAAAATTGATGAAATACAAGGTATTAGTAAAACAATTAGTGAAGAAGAATATACTTTACTAGAAGTTCATGTTGATTTAGATATAGAAGGTTACGAAGATACAGATAAAAACGGTGAACCAACAGGATTAGCGTTACCATACATAGTAACTATTTGTAAAGATATGAATAAAGTTTTATCTATAAGGGCTAATTATGATAAAGAAGACCCAATGCGTAAAAAGATAGAACACTTTACGCATTACAAGTTTCTTCCAGGATTAGGTTTTTATGGTTTCGGACTTATCCACATGATGGGTGGATTAACTAAATCTGTTACTGCAATATTAAGACAACTAATAGACGCAGGAACTTTATCTAATTTACCAGCAGGTTTTAAATCTAGAGGATTAAATATTCAAAGAATGGACGACCCATTACAGCCTGGAGAATGGAGAGACGTTGACGCTCCTGGTGGTAGACTAACAGATTCATTTATGACGTTGCCGTATAAAGAACCTTCAGGAACTTTAGCTAATTTATTAGGTGCTTTAGTAACTTCTGGAAAACAATTTGCTTCTACTATAGAAAATCCAACTGGAGACGGAAATTCAGAAGCACCAGTAGGTACAACCGTAGCTCTTTTAGAAAAAG